GACATGACGATTGTTGTAATCCCATCAGAAATTGACGTGCCGTTGATCAATGAGGTCGAAGGTACCCCTGCAGAAATTGCAGAGAGAGCTAAAGCATTCTTTAAAACCGCTGAGTTTTTAGACGATGCAGATGCCGTGATCGTGGTAGACAAGAAAGCGCGCGATGAATCCCGTGCAATGTTCACAGGAAGCGAGAATGCGCCAGCCGTGCCGTCTACTTCAGGTGTTGCGCTGCACCTCAAAGCCCTGATTACTGAGTACGACCACCAGATTTTGGACTCAAACATCCAGGCGCGTAACTATTTAGTGAACAGATTGCTTGAAATTAGCGACCCCAAGGGCCCTGCAAAGATCGCAGAGCAGCTAAGAGCCCTGGAATTGATGGGTAAAGTCAGCGAAATTGCGCTTTTCACTGAGCGAGTTGAGGTAACAATCAACAATAAATCCACAGAAGAGCTGGAACTTGAGCTTGTGAACACATTATCCAAGTACATGGGCAACGCTGTCGTGGTAGATTCCAAAGAAGACGCTGTTTTAGGCATAGATTTGGACGAAGAACTAGGCCGCGTGCCTAAAATGGAACAAAATAGTGCGCAAATTCAACAATCTGAGTAAATAACCGCATGAATACACCAGTCAAGACAAAATTGACGGATTTCACGGTGGCAGAGATCGAACAAGCCATCAAAAATGCGCCGCCCACTGCGAAATTACACATTTCTGCGCTCAAAAACGAGTTGGCGCTACGCAAAGAACGTGCCCAAGCACAAACTAGCTTCATGTCTTTTGTGGAAAAAGTGTGGCCAAACTTTATTCATGGCAGGCATCACGCCAAAATGGCTGCTGCGTTTGAGCGCGTGGCGCGCGGTGAAGTAAAACGCCTGATCATCAACATGCCGCCTCGGCATACAAAGTCAGAGTTTGCTTCTTACCTCTTGCCAGCTTGGTTCCTGGGTAATTTCCCCGGAAAGAAAGTCATTCAGACCAGCCACACAGCGGAACTTGCGGTGGGTTTTGGACGTAAGGTGCGTAACTTAGTGGACATGCCGATCTACCAAGAAGTGTTTCCAGAGTTGCAGCTGCAAGCCGACTCAAAGGCTGCTGGCCGGTGGAACACCAGCAAAGGTGGTGACTATTTTGCTATTGGTGTGGGCGGTGCGGTGACCGGTAAAGGTGCGGACTTGCTCATCATCGATGACCCACACTCAGAACAAGAAGCGGCTCTTTCGGAAGTGAACCCAGAGATCTACGACAAGACTTACGAGTGGTACACATCCGGTCCTCGTCAGCGTCTGCAGCCAGGCGGGGCCATCGTGATCGTGATGACGCGTTGGTCTAAGAAAGACTTGACGGGTCAGGTGTTGAAAGCCGCGGCGCAAAGATCTGGTGAGGAGTGGGAGGTGATTGAGTTCCCTGCCATCATGCCCTCCGGATTGCCGCTGTGGCCAGAGTTTTGGAGCTTGACCGAGCTTGAAGCTCTGCATCAGGAACTTCCAAACGCAAAGTGGATGGCGCAGTACATGCAGCAGCCCACCTCGGACGCGTCAGCCATCATCAAGCGAGAGTGGTGGCAGATATGGCCAGAGGAGTCACCACCATACTGCGAGTTCCTGATCCAGTCATGGGATACGGCGTTCTTAAAGTCAGAGCGGGCGGACTACTCCGCGTGCACAACCTGGGGTGTGTTTTACCAGCCAGACGATACGGGCGTGAACCAGGCAAACATTATTCTCTTGAACGCGTTCAAAAAGCGGATGGAGTTCCCGGAGCTCAAGCAGCGGGCCATGCAGGAGTACAAAGAGTGGAACCCAGACTCGACAATTATTGAGGCCAAGGCCGCAGGCTCTCCACTTATTTTTGAACTAAGAGCGATGGGCATACCTGTGCAGGAGTTCACACCGAGCAAAGGTAACGATAAAATTGCACGACTTAATGCAGTGGCTGATATATTTGCATCCGGACGTGTTTGGGTGCCTAATACACACTGGGCAGAGGAGTTGGTCGATGAGGTCGCGTCGTTTCCATCCGGTGAGCACGATGACTTGGTAGACTCAACTTCACAAGCACTCTTAAGATTTAGACGTGGGGGCTTTATCCGACTGGCATCAGATGAGCCGGAAGAGCCGAAAGAATTTAGACGCAAAGTCGCGTACTACTGAGGTAAAAAATGGCTATTGATAAAGCACTGTACCAAGCACCCCAAGGACTCGATGCCTTGTCGGAAGAACCGATGATTGAGATCGAGATGGAGCCTGAAGTAGAAGTTACGGAACTGGAAGTTAATCTGGGTCCTGTAGCACCTAACATGGACGATTCGTTCGACGATAACTTGGCGGAGTACTTGGACGAGAGCGTGCTTGAAGAGCTTGCCAGTGAATTGTCCGGTGACTTTGATGACGATATTGCCAGTCGCAAAGACTGGATGCAGACTTATGTCGATGGCCTAGAACTTCTGGGTATGAAGATTGAAGAGCGCACCGAGCCCTGGGAGGGCGCATGCGGCGTTTATCACCCACTGCTGTCCGAGGCGCTGGTTAAGTTCCAAGCTGAAACAATGATGAGCACATTCCCCGCAGCGGGACCTGTGAAGACTCAGATCATCGGTAAAGAGACACCCGAGAAGAAAGCTGCGGCCACTCGCGTGCAAGACGATATGAACTACCAGCTCACAGATGTGATGACTGAGTTCCGTCCCGAGCATGAGCGCATGCTGTGGGGCTTGGGTCTGGCAGGTAACGCGTTCAAGAAAGTCTATTACGACCCACACATGGAGCGTCAGATCTCTTTGTTCGTGCCGGCGGAAGACTTGGTCGTGCCATACGGTGCGAGTAACTTAGAGACTGCTGAGCGCGTTACGCACGTGATGCGTAAGACTGAGAACGAGCTGCGCCGTCTGCAGGTAGCGGGCTTTTATCGCGACATCGATCTTGGCGATCCAGACAATGTGCTGGACGAAGTTGAGAAGAAGATTGCGGAGAAGATGGGCTTTAGAGCCACGACTGACAGCCGTTACAAACTGCTTGAGATGAGCGTGGACCTGGACCTGCCTGGCTACGAGCACGAGGAAGACGGCGAGCCCACTGGCATCAAGCTGCCTTACATCGTGACTTTGGAAAAAGGTTCAAACAAAGTTTTGGCTGTACGCCGTAACTGGGAGCCTGACGATGAGACATATCAAAAACGACAGCACTACGTCCACTACGGATACGTCCCTGGATTTGGTTTCTACTGTTTCGGACTTATTCACCTTATTGGCGCGTTTGCCAAGTCAGGTACTTCTCTTATCCGCCAGCTTGTCGATGCTGGCACTCTTAGCAACTTGCCCGGCGGTTTCAAAGCTCGTGGCTTGCGTGTAAAGGGAGACGATACACCGATTGCCCCTGGAGAGTGGCGAGATGTTGACGTGCCAAGCGGTACTATTCGCGACAACTTATTGCCCCTGCCATACAAGGAACCTAGCCAGACGCTGATGGCGTTGCTGGGTCAAATTGTTGATGAAGGACGCCGATTTGCCAATACCGCTGATCTGCAGATCAGCGATATGTCTGGGCAGGCTCCAGTGGGCACCACACTGGCTATCCTTGAGCGCACACTCAAAGTTATGAGTGCAGTACAGGCCCGCATCCACTACTCGATGAAGCAAGAGCTCAAACTCTTGAAGGGCATCATTGCAGCCTATACACCAGAGGACTACTCATACGAGCCCACTGAAGGAAGCCGTAAAGCCAAACGCAGTGACTACGATGATGTGGATGTTATTCCCGTCAGTGATCCTAATGCGTCCACCATGGCGCAGAAAATTGTGCAGTACCAAGCGGTTATGCAGTTGGCTCAGCAGTCACCACAACTCTATAACATGCCGCTCTTGCATCGTCAGATGCTGGACGTGTTGGGGGTCAAAGACGCACAGAAACTTGTGCCGATGGACGAGGACCAAAAGCCTACCGATCCAGTCTCCGAGAATCAGAATGTGTTGATGATGAAGCCCGTCAAGGCGTTCATGTATCAGGATCACCAGGCACACATCATGGTGCACATGTCCGCGATGCAGGACCCCAAGATCATGCAGTTGCTCCAGAACAATCCGATGGCGCAGCAGTTGCAGCAGGCCATGATGGCGCACATCAACGAGCACTTGGGCTTCGAGTATCGCAAACAAATCGAAGAACAACTTGGTATGAGTTTGCCACCGCAAAAAGACGAGGCCGGCGAAGATATCAACATGGACCCAGAAGTCGAAGCACGCTTGGCTCCCTTGCTTGCCCAGGCGGCTCAGCGTCTGCTGGCTGGCAACATGCAGCAGGCAGCGCAGTCTAAGGCTCAACAGCAAGCACAAGATCCGCTCGTGCAGTTGCAACAACAAGAGTTGCAGATTAAGCAGGGCGACTTGCAGCGTAAGGTGGCCAAAGATCAGACCGATGCGCAGCTCAAGCAAGCACAGTTAAGCCTGGAAGCACAGCGTCAGAAGATCGATGCCATGAAGTCTGTGGCGCAGATGAAGAACGACAAGCAGAAAAATATGCTGGAGTTAGGTGTTGATGTATTGACACATCTGTCGGATAAACATCATGACAAAGCAGGGCAAGAGCGCAATCACTTGAGTCAAGGACTACAAGCAGTCCTGAACAAGAAACGTGAAACACCTACAGCTCAGGAGGAATGATGGACGTAATTGATGTACTGGTAAAGCAATCTGACGAGAAGGTTGCTCAACTTAGAGACTACTTGGCCGAGGGCCGAGCCGAGTCTTTTGAAGAGTACAAAAAACTCTGCGGTGAGATCAAGGGTCTGCTCACTGTTCGAGGATATGCACTAGACCTGCAACAAACCATGGAGAATATGGATGACTAGTTCCATCCTGTTAGCTACAGACGCTAACAACCCGCAAGTTGTCGGAGCCTACAACTTTACTGCCACCGCAGAAGAGAAAGGCAAACAACTACCCAAGCCAGCTGGCTACCGCATTTTGTGTGCAATTCCGGAAGCGGAAAAACAATTTGAGGAGAGCGAGATTGGTTTGATCAAAGCGGATGAGACCATGCGCAATGAAGAGACGCTCACAACTGTCTTGTTTGTTGTTGATATGGGCCCAGACTGCTACAAAGATCCGAACAAATTTCCAACTGGTCCATGGTGTCAAAAGGGCGATTTTGTTCTTGTTCGCCCCCATGCAGGTACCCGCTTGGTTATTCATGGTCGGGAGTTCCGCATCATTAACGATGACTCTGTAGAGGGTACTGTTGATGATCCCCGTGGTATTAAACGCAAATAAAGGAGTACAAAATGCCTGAATTTGAAAAAGAAGAATTTACGTTTCCAGACGAAGCTTCAGAAAAAGGTAAGCCCGAGTTTGAGATCGAGATTGAGGACGATACACCCCCTCAAGATCGTGGTCGTGAGCCGATGCCTAAGCCCCTGGTAGAGGAGCTGGAAAAAGACGAGCTTGATAAGTATGACGATGAGGTCAAGAATAAGCTCAAGCAAATGCGTAAGGTTTGGCACGATGAGCGCCGCGAAAAAGAGTCTGCTTTGCGTGAACAGCAAGAAGCTCTTAACGTTGCACAGCGCCTGCTGCAAGAGAACAAACGCATCAAGACTATTCTTACCAATGGTGAGAAAGAGTACATTGCTACAGTCCAGAATGCCGCCAACATGGAGTTGGAAATGGCGAAGAGATCGTATCGGGAAGCGTACGATGCCGGCGATACTGATAAGATCATTGAAGCACAGCAAGCGTTGCAAAATGCAAACTACAAGCTGATGCAAGTGAAAAACTTTAAATTGCCCCCTTTACAGGAGGAAGAATTTGAAGTACAACCTCGTCAAGAGCAACGACAACCTGTTCCTAAGCCCGACAATAGAGCTGAAGACTGGCAAAACCGCAACACGTGGTTTGGCAAAAACAGGGGGATGACAGCCTATGCTTTAGGTGTTCATGAGGACCTAAAAGATAGTGGAGTCCCAGTAGGCTCGGATGAATATTACGCAGAATTGGACAAAACAATTCGGCAAAGGTTTCCAGAGGTCTTCCAAGGCCAACGGGCACCAAACGAATCAACGGCTAAAGCTGAGCCTGCTAGATCAAAACCTAGCACAGTGGTAGCCCCGGTAGCTCGAAGCACATCTCCAAACAAGGTGAAACTCAAGCAGAGCCAGTTGAATACGATTAAAAAATTAGGAATTACTCCCGAACAATACGTGAAAGAATTCCTAAAAGTGGAGGCCCAAAATGGCTGATAATGACCAAAAACTTACAAGAGAGTTAACCACACGTGAGGTACAGGAGCGCCCCAAGCAGTGGATGCTTCCTGAAATGTTGCCCGAGCCCGACAAACAGGCTGGCTACAACTACCGTTGGATTCGTGTCTCGACACTTAACGCCGCAGACCCTCGTAACCTTTCGGCCAAACTCCGAGAAGGTTGGGAGCCCGTTATGCTTGAGGAACAACCCAAATTCAGACTGTTAGCTGATCCCAATAGCCGCTATCGCGACAACATTGAGATTGGCGGATTATTGCTCTGCAAGACTCCCACGGAATTTGTTGAACAGCGAAGCCAACACTTTGCGAATCAAACCAAGTCCCAGACAGATGCTGTAGACAATAGTTTCATGCGTCAAAGCGATGCGCGGATGCCGCTCTTCCAAGAGCGTAAATCTTCGAGCAGCTTTGGCAAAGGTACTTAAATCTTTTGGAGCTTAAAAAATGGCTGCTTATCCAAGCGTTACCCAGACGTATGGCCTAAAACCACTCAATCGCCTTGATGGTTTGCCTTACGCCGGAGCGATCCGTCAAATCCCCATTGCAGCGGCTTACGCTACTGCTATTTTGAATGGTGACACCGTTAAGGTTGACACCAATGGCTACTTGGTAGCAAACACCACTTCTAACTCTGGCGACAGCGTTGGCGTGTTGGTTGGTTGCCAGTACACAAACTCTAGCGGTCAAACCGTTCAGGGCCAGTACTACCCAGCAGCTACATCAACAACCACAGCTTTGGCTTTTGGTTATGTTGTGGATGATCCCAATGCAATCTTTAAGGTTGTGGCAACTAGCGGTCAAACTACTACACCTACAGCGTACTCACGTGCTCTGGTCGGTTCTAACGTAGCTTTGTCCATCAATACTGGCTCTACAAACACTGGCGATTCCTACTATGGTATCGATGGTGCTTCTGCTGGTACTACGGCTACTTTGCCTATTCGTGTAATTGACGTTGTTCCTGATACAGCTACCGGTCCCCGCAATGCTTCAGCAACAACCTATTACGAGTTCTTGGTCAAGTTTAACTTGCACCAGTACACCGATACTACTGGTATCTAAGGAGTAACTTACCATGGCTATTTCACGCGCACAACTACTTAAAGAGTTGCTCCCAGGCTTGAACGCTTTGTTCGGTTTGGAATATGCTAAATACGGCGAAGAGCACAAAGAGATCTACGAAACAGAGACATCTGAGCGTAGCTTCGAAGAAGAGACAAAACTGTCTGGTTTCTCTGCTGCACCTGTTAAGAACGAGGGCTCAGCCATCGCTTATGACAATGCACAAGAAGCATGGACTGCTCGATACAACCACGAAACCATTGCTTTGGGCTTCAGCTTGACTGAAGAAGCTATCGAAGATAACTTGTATGACTCTTTGTCTGCACGTTACACGAAAGCTTTGGCCCGCGCTATGGCTTACACCAAGCAAGTTAAAGCTGCCGCTGTGTTGAACAACGGCTTCTCTAGCACTTACCCTGGTGGTGACGGTGTCGCTTTGTTCTCAGCCAGCCATCCTTTGGTTTCTGGTGGCACTAACAGCAACATTCCTTCTACCCCTGCTGACTTGAACGAGACTTCTTTGGAAGCCGCCGTTATTCAGATTAGCTTGTGGACAGACGAGCGTGGCTTGCTGATCGCTGCTAAGCCTAAGAAGTTGGTTGTTCCTCCAGCTTTGCAGTTCGTTGCAACTCGCTTGCTCGAAACTGAATTGCGCGTTGGCACAAACGACAACGACATCAACGCATTGAAGAACAATGGTTCTGTGGCCGAAGGCTACACTGTGAACCACTTCTTGACCGATACTAACGCTTGGTTCTTGACCACAGACGTTCCTAACGGCATGAAGCACTTCGTGCGTACACCTTTGCAGCAGTCAATGGACGGTGATTTTGACACTGGCAACGTGAGATACAAATCACGTGAGCGTTATTCGTTCGGCTGGTCTGATCCTCTTGGTATGTATGGCTCCCAGGGAGCTTGATACCAAAGTATTAACGGAAGGGCCCTTCGGGGCCCTTTTTCTTTTCTAAATATTCGTGGTATAATTACCTGTAACTAAGTCACAGGAATTAAAATGGATACTACAAACCTACCCACAACCCGAGAAGAAGCCAAGAAAACCGGCAGTAAGTATTATTTCACTGGACAGCCCTGCAAACATGGGCATATCGCTCCACGAAAAACCAAAGGCGCATGTATTGAGTGCTTAAAGGTGGAGTGGGTAAAAGGTAACGAAACACGTGCCGAGTACTTCCGTGCGTATAACAAACGCGAAGATGTTAAAGACCGCAAGAATGAGTGGTATCAGGAGAACCGTGAAACGGTAATTGCCGCAGCATCTACACGTCCAGCCCACATATTACGGGGGTACCGAAACGCGTGGAAAGAAAATAATAAAGTACAAGTACTTGCAGACAATAAAGTACGGCGGCGTAAACATAGACAAGCCACACCTCCATGGTTAACTAGAAAACAAAAATCTGAAATTAGACAGCTTTACCAGATTGCCATCACCATGACACAAACAACGGGAGAACAGTATGTTGTAGATCACATCGTGCCGCTGCGCTCTCACGAAGTGTGCGGCCTGCACGTACCATGGAACCTACGTGTTATCACACAAGAAGAAAATTTAAAGAAGTCCAACAAACTTGTTGCGAACTCAAAAACGCCGTGATATATTGCAATCGTTCCGGGGTTCCCGGTGCATCAAATTGACCCGGCAAACGACATACCGATTGATGCGCTGATCTTGTATGTAAGGACAATTTATCATGGCAGTTTCTACCACACAGAGTATTTGGCGTTCAGGTGGCGGCGATCAGACTCGCACCGCTTATTGTGGCTCCGGCTTGATGGCCGCGCAGTTCTACATTTCTGGCGCTGATGCCGCAGGTACAGCAGTATCTGTTTCTTCTTCTAATTCTGCGGACGTTGTGTTGCCAGCTGGCGCTATCGTCACTGAAATTCAAGCAGTTTGCGCAGCTACTGGCGGCACAACTCCTACCTTTGACATGGGCTTCACTTTGTACGGTACTTCTACCGCAACAAACACAGGCTTGGTGTCTGCCGCTGTTGCTACCACAGGCAAGCTGTCCATTAATTTGGCTTCTGCCACTGCTGGTGCAAACATGGGTACAACAATGTCTACAACTCAGTTGGTAACAATCACTGGCGGCGGCACTTCTGGTGACGCTCCTACAGGTGGCTCCATCTCCGGTACGATCTTGTACTACGTTGTTGATCCATTGCTTGGCCAACAAAACGTCTAATTGACTCCGGGGGCTTCGGCCCCCTTGGTTTAAAGGAGATTAATTATGTCGATGCAATATGATGTCAAATCAACCCACCTAAATGCTTCGGGTTCGATTTATTCAACCCGTGCCCGTGTAAAAGGGTTTTCCATTTGCGCAACAGCTAGTTCTGCTGGTACTTTGTTGCTAAAAGATGGTGGATCTGGTGGCACTACATTGATTGAGATTGATATCCCATCAAACTCAAACCCCAATTCTTTTTATGTTTTGGTGCCTGGTGAAGGCGTATTATTTGGCACAAATATCTATGCAACGTTAACAAACATTGCATCTGTAACGGTGTTCTATGGCTGAAGCAAAACAAGCAGTTCTGACTGGGCGTAAGCTGTTTATCGGCATCCCAGCGTATGACGGCAAGATTAACATCAAACTTGCGTACAACATTGCGGCGTTAATGCCCAAGGCGTTGCAGTTTGGTGTGTCCGTCAATATGGGCGATGTGTCTGGGTGCTCAATCATCACTATGGCTAGAAACCAATTGGTGCATGAGTTCCTCAAGTCAGATTGCACAGAGCTGTTGTTTATTGATTCTGATGTGATTGCCACAGCAGATGATGTTTTGCGATTGCTGGCACAGAGTAGCGGGAAAGACATTACAGCAGGAGCTTACCCCCGCCGTGCTAAAGACCGTTATTTCTTTGCTGACCTGTATTTCAACGAGAACCAAGACTTGGAGTTTGATGGTTCACTGATGCGCGTAGAGCGTGTTGGTACAGGTTTTATGTTGATTCAGCGTCATGTTCTTGAAAAGATGGTGGCTGATCATCCAGAGTGGATGTATGAGTTCAAAGGCGAGCAAATTTGCAGTGTCTTTGACTTTGCACTAAAGGATGGTAAATACGTTGGTGAAGATTATTTGTTTTGTGACCGCGCCCGCGAGCATGGCTTTAAGATTCACATTGATGTAGATATCAGTTTACCGCACGTTGGTACAGACACGTTTGAGAATAACTTCCGTGAAGAGGTTGTAATTCCTCTGTTGGAGGCCGTTCGCAAATCTAAACTGAAAGTAGCAAATGGCTAAGAGTCCAGCATGGCAGAGGAAAGAAGGCAAGAATCCCAAGGGTGGCTTGAATGCGAAGGGTCGCGCCTCCGCGAAAAAGCAAGGCATGAACTTGAAACCTCCCCAGCCCGAAGGCGGCTCCCGGCGAGACTCTTTCTGTGCGAGGATGGAAGGGATGAAAAAGAAATTGACATCCGCCAAAACCGCCAAAGACCCAGACTCACGCATAAACAAATCTCTTAGAGCTTGGAAGTGCTGAAATGGAACTAATGGTTTGGAATGTCATTCTGTCCTTTGCATCAGCTCTTCTGATGTTTTGGGTAAAGGCGTCTCACGATGAAGTGAAGCGCCTGTCTATTCTTTTGAGCAAGACTCGTGAAGAACATGCTGAGAAGTTTGTTACCAAAAATGACATGCATGCCGATATTAATCGTGTGCTTTCCCGCTTAGATCGCCTGGAAGGCAAGCTGGACGAATTTATTAAGGAGCAGCGAAGTGCCCTCGGTTAGCAAAAAACAACGTAATTTTATGGCTGCTGTAGCGCATAGCCCTGCATTTGCCAAAAAAGCTGGTGTCCCTCAAAGTGTTGGAAAAGATTTCAACGCTGCGGACAAAGGTAGAAAGTTTGGCTCTGGCGGAATGGCTCGTCCAGACATTCAAAAAGTAAACAAGCCTAAAACCGATCACGGTAAATTGGCGCTTTTTAAAAAGGGTGGCGATATGAAGCACGAAGATGTCAAGATGGACAAGAAGATGATGCAGAAGGCCGTGAACAAACACGAAAGCCGTTTGCACAAAGGCCAGCCTATGACCAAACTTGCCAAAGGCGGTATGCCCTCTAAAATGGGCGCTGTAAAAACCGCCGCTCCGAGTATCAATGGTGTTGCTTCTAAAGGCAAAACCAAGGGTACGATGATCAAAATGAAAAAGGGCGGCAGAGCCTGCTGAAAGGAAAAAATAATGTCTAGAGAATCCGCATATTACGATGACCAGTCCAAAGGTGGCGGCGGCTTTAAAAAAGCAGCCGAAATTGCTGCTATTGGCGCTGGTGGCGCAGGGCTTATGGCCGGACCCGTAAAATTAGCGTCCATGATGGGCCAAAAACAGCTTGACGCAAAAAAACGTGAAGCTGATGCTGAGATGAAGCGTGAGTCACGTGGCATTCCAAAACCTGCTAATTTTGATGCTATTGAAGAATCCAAACAAGATGCTGCTGATGCTCGCGCCCGTAAAAAAATTAGCGATATGGGCTACAAAAAAGGTGGCTCTGTTTCTTCAGCTTCTAAACGCGCTGATGGTATTGCTACCAAAGGCAAAACTAAAGGCAGAATGATCGCCATGTGTGGCGGCGGAAAAATGTAAGGAGCACAGTCATGGCCAAACATAAAATGAAG